ATTTCAAATAAATCTTTTAAAAACAATGTTAAGAATGACGATACTATATTTAGAAAACAAAAATGGTAAGGGAGAAACCAATGGATAATAGATATTTTATAAAAATAAGGCTTTTTGATAATTTACCAGATATGCCAGACCATGGGAAATATAAACAAATTATGGTTGAAGCTGAATCTGTTGAAGAAGTAGAAATGTTAATAGACGATAAACATAGAATTACTATGTGCGAACAAGTAGATTAGGAGTTTAAAATGACAATTATGAGTATAATTAATGGTAAGACTAGTATTTACGATTTATTGGTTGATGCCTATGCACAACAACATTTTCAACGTGGTTACTATATAACTAGGCTTATGGTAAAATCAAAAGTAGATTTGAACCATTTTATTTCATATTTAGCAAAAAAAAGAACTAATAATCAAATGCTTAATAAAAATAGAAATCATCAGTTTTACAGAAATTGTTTTGCAATTTTCTTATGGCAAGGTAAAATAAAAAAATAAATTGGTTTGGGTCGCCTTGGAAACTATGTTTTCTCCCACCCCACTACCAGACATGGCGAAGATTGGCGAATAGTCATGTCTCTTTATTACCTAATAAATATTGAACTTTCTTCTCTAAATCTTCAACAGGCTTAAGATTTACAAGTTTTGTTTTAGACCTTTCTGCAACAGACATTTCATTAACTATAAAATAAGTACAAAGAATCTCAACTAACTTTAGTTCTTTTGTATTTAATTTCATTCTTTTAAGTTGATTTAAAGATATAAGTATTTTTTCTGCCATCTATTTAGCAATACTCCTAAGACTTTCCATTACTTTATCAATATCTGGCTCTTCACCATTAGGATTATAAATACATTTGTATTGTTTAGGGCAGTTTCTCTCTATCATCATTTCAAATGTTTTATTACCACCTTGATATATACATGCTTGTTGTCCAGTAATTTGTGATTTAACTATTTTTTTAAGTCTGCAAGTTGTATATTTTCTTTCTTGTATTTTCCCCTGCCATATTTTTTGTTGTCTTGTGTAATCTTTACTTTTGTACTCATATGCAAACGCTCTTACTCCTAAAAGCAACAACAACATCAAAACACCAACACCAATAAAGGTATATGCTACCCATTTTAAGGTATCCATAATTTCTTCTTGTTTTTTTCTGGCTTTAATTCTTTGTTGACGTTGTGCTTCTTTAGCTTGGTTTATTCTTTCAGCTCTTTCATTTAATATCTGGTCCCATGCAGTCGGTCCAAATCTAAGATTAATTATTTGTTTTAACTCTTGGCGTTTTTCTTCTAGGAGTTTTCTATCTATAAAATCTGTGGCACTTGATTCGATTGAGCCAAACTGCTCTAATATAGACATACCTTTACCTTGACCTTTATTCATTTGTTCTTCACCAAGAAAAAAGCCATCTATCTGTTTAGCTATACCAGATATGTCTTGTACTGTATTAATATTTTCTTTTATAAAGTCTACGGATTTTTTTATGAGGGCAATGCCAGTTAAAGTAGCAGTAACAATTTCCAATGTACTACCTCACTAATAAACCTATTAACATTACTATTGCAGTTCCCGAAGTTGCTATCATAATATGCTCCATACGTTTAATACGAAGTATTGTCTCTTTCCATCTTTCATCACTTACTGCTATATGCTTTTCTAATGTAACATGGATTTCTTGTGTTGTTGGTTTACTCATTCTACATCACTCAATTCTGTACTATTTAATATTTTCATTTTAGCTGACATTGGTAATTTTTTTAAAAATGCAGATGTGTCTTTGTTTCCTCCACCTTCTTCTCTTACTGGAGCTTGTGAAATTGAAGAAAATAAAGGTGCTTTTTTTCTTTCAAGATAACCTGCTATTGCATCTCTTGCTGTATTTTGTGTTCCTATCTCTTTAAATGTAGCAGGGTCAACTAATTGCCCAATAATTGGGAATTTACCTGCATAATTAAGTATTCCCTTATTCATAAGACTAAACATCATCATATTTGCTGAATTTGACGGGTTCATTTTAATTTCAGCCCAAAGTGTAGGTAGTACATTATCTTTAAATTCTTCTATCTCTTTTAATTCTTTTTTAGAGAACAACCTATTTATTAAATTTTGGTTTCTTTTAAATGTTTCATTATAATTATTAATGATATTGGTTCGAGTTACACCTGATTTACCAGAACCAGAAAATGCTTTTGTTAAAACACCATCTTTAACTAATGCCAGTACTTCTTTAAATTCTTTTTCTGGAATACCTTGTTGTATCTTTGTTAAAACATTATTCATAACAGATGCAGGTTGAAACTTTGAATGTCCAAAAAATTTATTAACTACGGCATCGGCATCTAGTCTTGGGTCTGTTAACTTTTTTAATATTGCATTTGTGGCACTTTCAACTGCATCACCACCTCTAAGGTTTTTGCCTGATAATCCCATATATTGACGATATGCTTTATTTGCCTTTAAAAGTTGGTCTATTACAACATCATCTCCAACCATAAAAGCATTATCAATACCATTATTTATAAAATCATTTAATGTTGCGGAAACCTCACCTATAGCTATAGATTCTTTAGACGATGGGTTTTTACCAAAGGCAATACCTCTAAGATTATTAAGTTGTTCTTGGTAATCTCTAAGAACACTAAATGGTTGTTGTTTAAATTTAGGATTACTGCTTAATTTTGCAATTCTTTTTAAATCTTTACGAATTTTTGCAAATAAAGGCATTTGATTTTCAACATAATTACCTATTCTAAATTTTTCTAGGTTTTTAAGTGCAGTATTTGCAAATGTATTCACACCTTTTGGTGTAAGGCTTACAGAAGTTAGGTCGTTACTTTCATAAAGTTCTTTTGCCTCTTTTTTTAAGGCATTATTACGCTTTGTAACAATATTCTTTATACTTGTAGCACTTTCAATGGGTACTAATTCTTTATCTTCGCTAACTCTACCTGTGCCTTGTTTCTTGGTAATAGCCTCAGCATCTTGTCTTATTAGGCCAAGTTGTTTTTCATCAAAACCAGTAATTATATCTGAACCTTTTTCTTTAGAATAACGAATTCTATCTTCTTCCATTATTTGTTTTGATGATTGTGCTTGTGCATCACCAGAATCCGCTCTGGTAAGTGCCTTTGTTGTAGCTTGACCTTTGCTCAAAGGGTACTTTGATTTTGTAACCACTTCCCATACATCTTGTGTCATTTTAGGTAAATTAATTACCTCTGCTATTTTATCTGGTATCATGGCTCTTAAAGCTTTACCACCTGCCTTTGCAACTGATGGCATTATTACATCGGCTCCAGTCCCTATTGCAGTACTAACTCCAACTTCACCTGCTCTATCTGCTACAGATTTTGATTTTGATGTTTCTGGTGCAATTATTTCTTCTGCAGTGATATTTGCACCTTCTGTTACTCCGTAAGATGGAACACCTCTGGCGATTGTACCTAATAGTGATTTAGCACCAGATACGACTTTTGTAGCAGGGTAAAATTTAATAACTTCATTCAAAACATTATTAAAATCCATATCAGAAAAACCCGGCTTATTAATATAAAAAGGTTTTTTATTCCAAATAATAAACGGATTATTAAAATCATCTACATAAGCACCACCAAATCTTTCATCATCGGCATATGTGTCTTTAATTATTTCAGCTTTACCTGCATCACTTCTGACAAACATTCCCTTAAAACTAGGTATTAAATCTTCCCAAAAACCCATCTCAATTTCAGATATACCATCTGCTTTAGGAAAACTTAATTGAACGTCTTCACCTGTGTATGCTTTTTTAACACCAGTAGCCACATCAGATGCACTTGCTAATGCAGAACCTATAAATGGCACATCATCTATAGTCTTTTTTGATGTTGGTTTATCATCACCACCAAGTATAAAAGAAAGAAAATCGTCATCATTTAATTTTGAGGTATCTACTGATTCATCTGCCATATTAATTCCCAAATCTACTTGTAAACATAGGTTTTATAAACTGTAATGCATCGGTTTCTTGTCCATCACTATCTGTGAAGAAATATTGTTGCTTAACCGCTTTTCTAATAGCGCTTGGTTCAAAACCTTTGACTCTTAAATCTTTAACAAAATCTTTTCTATCTTGTACTAAAAAGTCATATAAGTTCTTTTCATCTTCAATTAAAAATTTATTCCATTCAGTTCTTAATTTTTCACCTAATTTTAAACTTTCTTGTGTATTCGAACCCATGGCTGTTGGACTAGTGCCATCTGGTATTTCTTCTTTTTCTTTAAAGTCTTTAAAAAATTGATTCCATTTTAAATTCTTTTTTAATCCTTTTTCTGCAGTCAATAATATTAAGTAGTTACCAGCTTTTGTATTACCAATATTTGCTTGCATACTTTGTAAGAACCCAAGTTCTCTATCAGATAAAGCACCTTTCATTTGCGATACACTTTGTAAAACCATTCCACTAGTTAAGGCTTCTAAACTATCACCTAATCCTATTTTTGTTTCATCAAAGTCAAAGCCAAATCTATTAAATAATTTTTTAGCTGAATTTATAGTTGATTGACCAAATCCAGTATCTGCATTATTTAAGAAGCTTCTAATAGTACCAATTTTACTTAAATCGCCACTAGCCTTGACTGCCTTTTCTGAAATTCCCGGTTGTCTATTCGCACCAGTACCACTTCCATCATAAAAATCAAATAAATTTTTAACTCTTAATTTTCCATATTCTTTATCTGTAGTATTTTCTTTAGTGTTAATGTTTATTTTAGGGGCACTACCACTTCCCTTTGGTGCTTGAAAGCTACCGATTATATTACCATCGACATTATATGTTTGGTAATTATAAAGAATATTGTTATTTTTATCATAAAGAGGTTTGCCGTCACGACCCGTTGCAACACCAACCTGTACTGTTTTAGGTACTCCAGTTTTTGGTTTTAATGCTGATGCTAGTGTTAATCCTACTTTCATCTTTGCTTGTTCATTTGCTTCTTGTAAAGCATCATCTTTTAATTTTGCACCTACACCTGCTTGAATACCAGAACCGAAACCACCTATTGCAGTCGCACCGGGCTGTGATGATGCTTCTGCCATTTTTGAAAAGCCAATTAAAGCTAACATTGCAGGGTCTATTGGTTTTCTATCTGGTACAATTTTATCTATAATACCACCTAATGCACCACCTTCTAACTTTGTAACGTCATTTCCACCAACACCATATATAGATTCTAATGTTTTAAGAAAATTTTTACTTCCACTGTTTTGGTTCTGTTGAATTTGTTTAGTTAATAATTCAAGCATTGTTGCATTTTGTGGTTCAGCCATTATCCTCTCCTACCTAAAGCATATAAACTAGCTAATGAACCTAAACCTCCTAAGGTTTGTCCATATATACTAGGTTGTTGCATATACTGATTACCAGTTGCTTGTGCTCTAGTTAATGTTTCGTATGGTATTCCTTGTAATGCACCTAAAGCAAAATTTAACATTTCAAACGGATATTGTTTTTGTTCTAAAAAATCCCCATAAGCCAAATCTAATGCTCTTTGGTCTAATTCTCTTTGTGCTTGACCTGCTGTAATCATTCCTGAGGCGGCTTGTTCATTAAGACTTTGTGCCAAAGGTGCAAGACCACTTAATGTTTCTGTTGCTCTTAATTTACTAGCCTCGTCTGTCTCAAAAGCACCTCTCATAGCATCTTCTGCACCAAATCTGGCTGTTCTATCTGTATCGTATCGATTAGAAGCAAAAGTTAATGCATCTCGCCCTGCTTGTCTTCGTAAATCAGAACCTGCTCTTGCTATTTCAGCATCTGTTGTTGCTTCTCTTAAACCTAACCTAGAACCTCCAAAAGCACCTGCTCTTATTGCATCTGCTGAATTCTCGTTTTGTCTTGCTTGTCTTTCTCTTTCTAATTGTTCAAGAGCAGGGTCAATAGAAGTCTGAAATGTGTCCATATATTGATTAACTGTTTCTGGTGAAAAGGTATCGCCTAACAATTCATCTCTAGTTGCTCCAGTATAACCACTACCAAGTGTGCCTGCCATAGCTTTTGCATCATCAAGTAAACCAGTATAAGTTTCATCACCTTTTGCTAATAAATCAAGACCTGCTCTTTCTGTCTCATTCATTCTAAATGGGTTTCCATCTGCATCTGTACCATAGGTTGCTACTCTATCACCTTCATATGCAGGAAATTCAGAACTTGTAAGTTCTCTTGCTTGCTCATAAAGTTCTTTACCACCTGCGGAAACAAAAGCAGGTATTGATGTGCCTGTTATTGTATCTTTATAATCTGGTAATACTATTGGTTGGTTAGTACATAATGCACCCATTTAAGCCTCCACAAACACAGAACCGGCCTTAACAAAACCCATTCTAGTAAATAATTTATCTTTTCTTTCTAAGTCACCAGAGAAAATATGCCCTAATCTTACTTTTAGTTTAGCATCATTTGCTTGTTTTATATAGTCTACAAGTAAACTTTTTGCTACACCACTAGTTCTTTGGTCTTTAAATACATAAAACCAAGCATCTGCAATATAATTTTCTTCACTCCACCAGTCTTGAACTATTTGCCCTGCTATTGAACCTTGTATTTTATTATTTTCTACCGCAACTAATACAAGACCTTTATGAATTAACTCGTTGATTTTATTTACTAATTTAGCACTATTTATCTTTGGTACAATCACTTCGGTTTCCTTATGCATACTATCTAACATTATAATTAATGCTGATATGTCTAAAACAGTAGCCTTTCTTATTGTCATGCAATGCCTTTCAAGGCACCCATAGTTTCTTCTGGTGGTATTTGTCGCATTTCTTCTTGTGGTTGTTCTACTGGCTCTTCTTTCATTTGTCCTATTTTTTCAATAAGCATTTGTAATTCTGGCAGAAATTTAACTAATACATTCATAACCTTAGGTGTTATAGCTTCATCTAATGCATTTAGTTCTTCTTCTGTCATTTCAGCTAGTCTTGTCATCAAAACTGTTTGCATTTCTTCTGAAGGATTAAATACTAATTGTTTGGCTTCTTCTGGTGCCTCTATACCTACATCTTCTAATGCCATTTAAATCTCCTTTTTATTATATAAAATTGACCAATCTGATTGTTTACAAAATTTACCTAGAATGTAACAGGTTGATTCGCCAACAAATCTATATACTTTTCCTAGATAGTCTGGTTTATCTCTTTTACCAAGTATATATTTAACTTCATTCAATCTACGATTGGCAATATGATGCCATAATTTAACTGATTTTCCTTTTCTCATTTTACGAACAATAGATATTGCCCAAATATGATAACCATTGACATGAGTTGGTGTTAAATATTCTTTTGTAAATCGATAATCAAGTAATATGTCTTCTGTACTCATCAAACCAAGTCTTCTTAACTCATTACATATAACTCTACCACCTATTGAACCACCTATTGTAGCTCCTACAACTGCACCAATAGGACCTCCTAAGGTCAAACCAATGTAAGTACCAGCCGCCGCTCCAGCACCTTTTTTTGCAGATTTCATTGGGTCTTCACCTTTTGTTAAAATTAGGTCTGTAAAAAATGTACCTACACCTGCACCTGCACTTGAACCTAATGTACTATCAGAGGTTGCATCTCTTTTAACTCTATCCCAATATCCTTCTTGCTCTGGTAAAGTACTACCAGAACCTCCAGTATAAGTTTTAAAAGCTTCTCCAGTATTAGGATTTGTTCCTTTTATATTGGTATCTCCTGCAATAGAATTACCAGAAGTACCATCTGATTTATATGCAAATAATGCATTTTCACCTTTACCAGATATTTTTACTCTACTATCTGCTAAACTTTTATATAAATCTAGGTTTCCTGATGCAGTGGCAGAATCTACATTGCCTAAGGCAGGGTTAAATAATAAATCTTTACCTTTAGAAGATAAAAGTGTGTCATAACCATCACCTAAATCAAAAACATTTGGTACATTATTGCCGGGTAAACCTGTACCAAAACCTGCAGAGGCTTTTAAACCTGTTGTAAATGGATTTTCTACACCTTCAGCGATTGCTTGACCAACATTTGAACCTACAGTACTTGCAACTGCGGTTGCAGTATCAGCTATTAATTGTTGTTGTATTTGCTCTGGCGTAAGAAGACCTTCTGGATATTCAGGTAGTTTACTATAAGCATCTAATTTTGCTCTGTCTTCAAAATCGTTAGGGTCATATGTTCTTTCGCCAGATTGTATGGTTTTAACCCATTCAAAAATAGGCATTACACCAGTTCCATATATCTTTTGAAGCTGACCTTCTTCAAGTTTTGGCTTTTGTGTTGCTAACTGGTAAACGCCATATTTGAATAATGTATCATCATCAACTGTTTGTTCTCTTGCATCATTTTGATTAAGAATATCGCCAAATGCACCAAAAATGGCATCTTTCGTCTCTGGCATAACCATTGAAGAATTAGTTAAATTAAGTTTGTTTTCTAAGGTATCAGTTTCACCAGTTAATGTACCATCTGGATTTGCGAATTTAATTGCCATTAATTAACCTCCAAAAAGCTAACAATTATATGCAATCTATCTGCAGTTGTTGCCTGTGCTTTTAAAATCTCACCTTCTTCTATTATAAGTGGTTGCGATAATAATTCAACTGTTGTATTTGATGCGACAGATTCTGCTTTAAACAAAGAGAAGATAGCACTTGCACTATTAAGTAAGGTTATATCTAAAGTATCACTACTACCACTATCATTACTTATCAAAATGCTTTTAACAATACTTTGTGTGGCAGTTGGACAAGTATAAATAACAGTATTATCTGTTGAATTTAAATCTGCCTTTGCATTTTTATAATTATTAGCCAAAGAAAAACCCCTTTGCAGTTGCCTGATTTTCTATTTCTTTGCCTACTGCAAATAATGTTCTTGTAGTTTCTACTTGTTGTATTTCTAATGAAGAATTTAAATTAATTGTATATTGTATAATAGTATTAAATCTTCTTAAAAAATCTTCGGCAGGTGCAGGTGCATTCATTAAACTTGGTGGAGTTGGTAATCTAATCATCTAAAACTATCCTCTGTTGTATTTATTCTAAAATCTCCTAATGACCAATCATCATTAATACCAGAACTAGAATACTTAACAGATATTTGCCTACCTTTGGCTCTAGTACTGACTTTCTGTGTATTAGAAGTAACAGTAAATGGTCCCTTGGTAATCTCTGTTCCATTAGGGTATTTCCTACATTTAAATTCTACAAATAAATTTGTGTCTTCTGATAAGGTTGCATCTGGTACAATCTTATCAATTAAAAATGTTCTATTACCATTTTCATCTATTTCAAGTTCACCACTTTCAACAAAACAATTCATGGCACTGCCATCTGCACTTGTTCCAGTTTCATGTTCATATAATCTTCCATCAGCATCAAAAGCAAATGGTACATTTCTAAAACCTTGGGCATCTAACCATACATTTCTATCTAAAGAACCAACCGTCCATACATTTTCTGCATAATTATAAGTTACATAACTGTCTGGCTCTGGGTTAATAGTACCTGCAGAGTTTTCATTACTTACATAAAACCAAGTTATTTCATTAAATTTTTTATTATGACCAACGTATGTTTTGTCAATATACCTAATTTGCATTCTATCGAATACATAGTACTGAACAGTACATGGCAATTCTTGTACTGTTCCATTATAAACAAAGAAATTACTTTTACCTATCCAATATACACTACCATCTACACTTGCAGAGCCATTTTTAGCAACTGCTCCACAATTTACTGCCAATAATCTAAATGAAAATGTAAACGGAGGTCCTACAAAAGTCATTCCATAACATGCTTCGTCTGTATTTATAATTGTTTCATTTTTTGATGGCACTATTGAAACAATTTTATTACCAACTTCTAATCTTTGGTCGCCTGATGTATTTGTTGAGGTAGGTGTAAAATTTGTAAAATCTTCTTGGTCTGAAAATCTGATTAGCATTGGGTCTTGATTTGTTGTACCTAAAAGGGTAGTTCCACCAACTATTAAATGCCTATCTGGAAAAGAAATCGCAATATCTCTATTTTTGGTAGGAACACCACTTGCTCCACCTAAGGCTGATACTAATGATGCTCTTGTAGACTCACCTGTTGATGTGTCCCAATAATAAATTTGTCCATTTCTATTACTTGCTAATAAATCTTCTCCCCATAATTGTAATGACCATTGTGTAGCTTCTAATGATATTGTATCACTATCTACATCTCTTGCTGTTCCCCAAGTACTTAATCCCCAAGTACCAACACCCCAACCAGTTGCAGTATCTGCACTTTCAATGTTCATTTGAGCATCACGACCAATTAAATATTCTACATCTAAACCTGTGCCACCACCTGTTGCACCGCTAGTTGCTTGAGTTGGTGACTGAATAGAATATGAATTAGAATCTATAAATGTTATCGCATATCCCTCTGCTCTATTAAGAGTATCTGCACTAATACCACCAACTGCAGTCGCTTGTTGAATAACAATAAAATCTCCGTTTTTTGCACCATGACTACTATCTGTTACAGTTATTGTTGTTGAATCTTGTACTGTAACTAACGGATTGCTTAGATTAGTAGATGTTTTTCTTAGTGGTGTAATATCATATAAAACGCCATTAAGTATAATATATAAATGATTATGTGTGCCTAATGCTATTCTATCTGAACCATCAGTATCTGAACGCCAAAATAAAGCCTTTTTAGGCTTTCCTTGTGCTAGTGTTTCTGTAGATGTATCAACATTATTATAATAGATTTGTTGTTCCCAACCACCAATTTTAGTAGGGTAACCATTTCTAAATCTAACTAAATTACTATCAACATAAAATGGTCCGTTTTTACCTGCTGAATATTCAGTAATATCTTTTACAATGCCAGAGTTTAATTTTAAAAGCCTATAACTCAAACTGATATACTCCCCATTCTAGCACATAATCTTTCTGCTCTATTAGGAACTTGGTCAAACCATCTTGAATTTCTCATTTCTTCTTCTGCTGATTTCCAATTACCTTTTATAACATTTTCTCTCATACGAATAAATTTACTTAAACGAGGTCGCCCAAGATTAAACATCATATTTGCAATAATTAACTGTGCTTCATCTGGTAATGTATAAAATTCATCATATAGTATGGTGCAATCTTCAATAACTTGCTCAATGTCCGCTAGAAAGCACTCATCAACCCTTTCTTTGCTAACCTCTTGACCTACCTCAAAATCGTTTTCTGGGTCTGTAGCCTTACATAAATGCCCAATTCCAAAAGTTTTATAACCTAAATGGTCTAAATATACCTCATATTTAACACCTTCGTCTTGGATAAGTTCTTTTTTTAAAATTTCTATATCCATTTATACCTCTTTTAAATCTTCAATACCTGTAAAAGCTGAATATTTTGAACCACTTACATCTAAATCTTCTTCTATAATTTTACAAGCAGGGCATATATAATTACATGCAGTAACAACATCATCTTTAACAATAAGTTGTTTTTGCATACTTATTCTACAAACATAACAAATTTTCATTTATCTACCTTGCCTTTTTCTCAAACAATTTACATGACGATAATAAAAATAATTACCTATTTTATTAAAAAATTTTGACAAACTCAACCAATGCCATAACATTATTTAGTCAATCCCTTTTGCTTTTCATATGTTCTAAGTCCGCCAATTCCGAGCATTCCGCCGAGAACAGTTAAAAGTGTACCCATATCAAATTCTGGTAATTCTGGTAATTCTACACCTGCAAACGATGCACCAAATATAATCAAATCTTTAAGTATAAAATGATATGCAAACGAAATCGCACAGACCCAACCAACTGCAGGTCGCCAACCGCCTTTAAATAATGAACCAGATTGTGCCTCTGCCTTATTAATCTCTAATTGTGCTAATAAAGCCTGTTGAGTATGTTTTTCAGACATAGTGGCAATATCGTGTGCCAATTTAGCCTTTTCGTCAGCATCAGGTATAAATTTATCAAGAATACTTGTTACAGGTCCTATTAACGCCGTAAGCATGTGCATTCCTTTCTTTTGAATTTACTATCTATCCATACTTTACCATAATAAAGTACAAATAGCCAAAAGGTAAATAAAACACCTTCTGCATAACTTAAATCATTCCAAGCATCTAATATCATATTTTCCATTTTAACCTCCCTACAGGTAATTTCTGGCATCTATATTTTGTTGGTTTCCAAAGAGGATAATATTTATAAACTTGTCTACTTATTGATAATGCCCTTTGTTTACAATCAAATTCTGTTTCATATGGACCTAATAAGTCTTCAACTGTCTGACAATTATTTGGCATTCCTATTACACATATAGTAACTAATGCCTTAAACATTATTTTTTACTCATAAAAGCAGAAGCACCCATATAAGCACCTACAATTCCTGCACCAGAAATATAAAATAGATTACTTATATCAGATAATGCCTTTAATCTTTCTATATCTACGAAAAACATAGCAACAGTAAATAAACCCATTGCTATCAATGTTGCTCTTGCAATTCTTAGTTGTGCTAATTGTTTTCTTAAAACTTGTTCTGTTTCTTTAATAGATGTGGCGATTGCCAATTCTTCATCTGTTACAACACCATCATTATTAATATCGTATTTATTATATTTACTATTTTTTTCTAAACCTTTTTTCATAAATACACCATTCTATTAAATATATTTTATGATTTAGGATATTTGTCCTTAACTGCCTTGATTGTAGTTTTCCAACCATCAACCCCACTATGATAGATTTTATCTAACTGGTCTTGAGTAGATGGATATTCATCTGCTCTTTTTTCAGCATATGTTCTGTTTGCAATTCGAGTTGCTTCTGCTTGTGCCTCTGCATCTGCATTAGATTTCTTTTCGGTTGCATGTTTAGTTGTAAAATCAAAAGAAGATATATCAGTTATTGTTTTATTTGGTGTACCATCGTTGTACTCAATTTCACCAGATGAACCTTCCCATTGTATTGCATGAATATTACTATCTATACCATAATTTGATGAGTCTACTTGCACTCCATCTATAGTTAATTGTGATTTAGAATTTTCTCCATCTTTTATATATGTTATTTTAGCCATGTTTAATCTCCTATTGTGCTATGTAATACCAACCAGTTGCGATATATTTATCGTGTGTATAAACTGCGTTACCTCTATGTACGTGTGTCCAGTCAGCTGGAAAAAAACAAACTCTCCCTTTTTTTGGTTGTACCTTGACACCATATTCTAAAAATTCCGTTTCACCTTCACCTTCAGGAACATCATTCAAATATATAGTCCATACTAAACATCTGCTACCATAATCAGATGCTCCTCTTTCACAATGCCATATATGAAAACCACCTTTTGGTGGTGTCCTTTGTACCTTGACGGCTTGACTATAATAATTATGACAACTGTTTAATGATGGATATTCTTCTGTATATAATTTTAAAGCTTCATCTAATATTGTATTTGTTTCTTTATGTAAATCTAGTGCATGGTTATGGTCTTCGTGAAAAAATATAGATAAATCTTTTCTCTTAGATGCACCATATTGCTCTGTACCAGAATATCCACTGGTTTGCATTAATGAGCTATTTTTTGCTATTTCATCAAATTTAGCAATCATTCTATCACAATAATCATGTGATGCTATATCGTATGAACTTATAAATGTTAGATTTTTTACTTTTGTCATGTCATTCATTGTTTAATTATGCCCTTATTTTTAAACTCTAAGATTTTTGACATCTCTAAAAGACTTTGGTTAGAATCGTTTGCTTTTACCATTTCATTTCTAAATGACTCTATAGCACCGCCAGTATGTCTAGATTGCATAGCATTTTCTACTAACAACATTGGTAACCAAGCCATGGAACAGGCATATTCATCTACTTCTTTTCCATCATTTGGGTTTGTACCTTTCATTTGAACAAACCATGCACATTTAAATTGTTTGCATTTTTTAAAGTTATTAAGAGGACAATTATCTTCGACTTCTAATTTCATATTAGTCCTTATTAGCTATAATAAAATCCACATAGTTAACATTAATAGCCGCAGTAGATGCACCAACTGCCAAGTTTCCTGCAGTAATGTTACCACTCACACTTCCACTTAAGTTATGACTGTGATTGTGTGAACCACCACCACCAGTATTATTAGTGCTTGGGGAAAGAACAGTACCAGAAGAACGTATTGCAGAATTACCACTTCCAAATCCACTACCGACATCAAAACTATGGCTATGACTAGGTATTTGACTAGTTGATAATGTTGTATTAGCTATATTACCACTTACACTAACACTTAAATTACTTGTAGGATTACCACTAACACTTCCACCTGCTACAGTTGCACCAGAACCAAGAGCAGTACTAAATGCTACACTACCACCAGTTCCTACTGTTCCAGTTACTATCCTTAAAGATTTATCATTATGTGTTGTTTGTTTTGTCCAACCAGTAGGTGCATTAGTTTGTTGAAATAACATTGAAGTACCAGAAGGAAAAGGTTCTGCATTGTCTACTGCAGTTTTTACAAAAGCAGTTGTCGCAACTTGTGTTGTGTTTGTCCCTGCATTAGCAGTTGTAGATGTTGGTGTACCAGTCAATCTTGGGCTTGCTAAAGATAAATCTGTAAATACTTCAGTAACCGCCGCTCCACTTCCTGCACCATCTAAAGAAACAACCTTAACTTCACCAGTTAAAATAGTAATTGTAGCACCAGAACCTTGCTTTATAATTATTGATTGCGACCCACTTGTGCCATTTTCTATAATTTGCACTCGTTTCATGGTATTTGGGCCGATGGTAATAGTACATGTACTATCTAATGTTCCAGTATATTTAAGATACATGGCTCTACCTGCATCAGAAGCACCATCTGCAACTGTGGTGGCATGAGTATCAGCATTTGTTGTTATAGCTTCTGTGCCAAACCCAAGAGCTTCACCAATAAGTTCTAGGTTGGTATTTGTTGTATTACCCCATGTTCCACTGGCATCACCAGTGCCCATTTCGTTTAATCTAAGATTATTGACGTAGGTACTAGCCATTTACTTACTCCTTTAA